TACACTACCAGTCTGGAAGTATAGTCTAAGTGCATCCTCTGGATTGTATGCCGCACCGTTACCCAAGTCGACCTCGTTAAGTCCATCGGCATCTATAAATACACCATCAGGTACGACTTTAGATATAACCTGCTGTAGCTTTAAGTGAGTAACCTGAATCAAGTCAGCAAATGGTATCATACGTCTAACCAAAGACTCTATGTTACCCTTATACATTCTTGGAGCTACTGCTATATAGTTTGGAAGCGCGTGCTGAGATGATGACTTAGGTCTAACCATATTCTTGGAAAGCTCCCACTTCAACATAATGTTAGTACCCATCACCATAATACCATCATACCAAACGTCGATAGTCTTCTCTACCTTCTCGAACTTACCGTCCTCCATCATCTCGTTAGGAGGATTAAATGTGTCATCCTTCTGGATCATTCTAACTCCACCTGTATCTAGTACCTTTTTCTTATATACAAATTTCTTTGTTGTCTTATAGTTAACATAAAGAAGCGTTGCAGAGTCTCTACTAAACAAGCTGTTCTGATAGAACTGTGCGTTGTTGTAGTAGTTGTACCATGACTGGCTATACTTTGAAATCTCTTCAAGCTGATCGTTAGTAAGCGTAGGATCAATCTTAAGCAGCTCAGTGATAGCTACAGTCTTTATCTCTCCCCAGTAGAAGCAATCTCTAAAGTGTGGATCCTCTGTGTAGCTGTGAACTATATTGGCAGGATCTACGTAGTCAATCTGAACGCCACTTCCTGGTAGGAACTGGTGCTTAACTATTCCCTTACCTAAAACGGCTAGGTCGTAGTCAACCCTGCTTCGTGTGTCTGAGTACTTGTTGTCCTCTAGTATTGTGTTGATTGCAGTCTCCTCAGCGATCTCTATCGCTGGCTTGTAGTTGATCTGCATAAATAAGTTAAGCTCTTCAGAGTCTTGAGGAAGTTGATCAGCATTTGTATCAAACGCGTCAACCCCAAAGCTATCCTTTATCTGATTAAGAATATCCTTAGACACCATATCGGTCTCTATCATATCCTGATACTTGCTACGTCTCTCGGCAGATACTGCGTCCTGAGCGTAAGCCTTAACTCTAAAAAGTCTGTCAGACATACCGTTAACAACGATATCGACAAACTTTGGTATGATTGGAATTGGTGTCCAATCTAAATTTAAATGAGAAAGGTCACCATCTACTGATAACTCGTTCTTATACTTAGCAACTGATTGTTCTCCCCTTGCGTATAACCTAAGACGATGAAACTCACCCCACTGATTATAAAACTTACAAGTTCCACTATCTCTCCTAAACCACTCATACTGAACAGCTTGCGAGATTTGCAGTCCGTATTCGTATGATGCTTTTTCTTTGTCTGAAGCAAATTGATTAGGAAAGCCAGCAGGATTAATGTTAATGGTTACATCCTTCATTTACTTTATTATTTCGCTATATCTTCCGTTGTTATTATATCTTGCAAATTTAATACTTATTTTCGAATCTTTTTTAACTGCTTGAAATGTGGATCTTTGCGTTGCCATTATGGCTAACCCTGAACTAATTGCGGCATCAAACTTTGTCCTGTCGTTTATATCAAACTTAGCCCAGTCCTCCAGAGTCTTTGTAAAGTACATAGATCCCATCTCATCTGGATCCCTGTACGTAGCTTCTAAATCTAATCCTACGTACTTCTCTATATACGACTCAATTCCAGACGCGTGAGCGTGCTTAACATCTTCAGATGAGTTAGGTATACCCCCAAGCTCTTTCTCTGTCTTAGAGAGCTTGTGAGACGGTTTGTCAGGTCTATTTAACGAGAACGCCCTGTATCCCCTTGTCTTAAAATGATAAAGCAATCGCTGCTTGTTGTTCTCTATAAGGACTGGCATACCGTAGAACACACACGCCATAAGAACGTCCTCAAAGAATATCTCTGCCGTCTGCGGTCTCGCTATGTACTCAAGGAAGAACTCGTTGCTTGGCGCGTTGTCCATATTGAACTTAGTAAGTCCGTGAAGCGCACCCTTAGATCCTCCACCACCAACAGTTCCAGATATATCGTACGGATCACATCCAAACGCCCCAATGTGCTCGTTACCAGGTTGCTTAACTCCGTTCCTTGTGATAACGTTATTCATAAGCTGATTCGATGGAATCCAGGATACTAAGAACCTACCTCTCACGTCTGGAGTCCAGACAACTGTGCTATCCTCCTTACCATCCTTCCAGTGGAACGAACCCCTTGTAAGAACCCTGTCCTTTATAAGTGAGTCGTTATAGTCTATCTGCTGGTATATCTTTGTAAGGTTAAATATCGATGCCTTGCTCTCGTCTCTAAACGCGTGACTCTCTGTCCTTGGGAACTGACGATAGAACTCATTCAGCGCGTCAGGATCATTCTTAAGCGAGTCAACCTCATTCTCCCAGAAGTCGATAGCCCCTATCCTTATAGGTCTTCCGTCTACACCCTCTACTGGTGAATTAGGCTGTCTAAAAACAGGCATACCATACCTATCAATATAACCCTCAAAATTCCACTCCATAGGAATAAACAGAGCGTATAGTCCCGTCTTTGTCTGCCCATTAGCATTTCTTGTTGTTATCTTAGAGTCCTCGTACAGTTTCTTAAAGTTTCCACCACCCTTCTCAAGGGCATTTACTGTAGATCCCATAAGGCACTTGCCTATAATCTTACTACCCAACCTTAGACAGGTCTTACGAACTCTCCACCCGTTTAGTATATTGTTTGGTTTCTCTAACTTACCAGACTCGTCCTCAATAAGCAGCTTCAGTTTCTCACCGTCATACGAGTTGTCAGACGTGTTGCTCCAGTCGATAGACGTGTCCAAACCCTCAAGGTTTGAGTTGTCGCTCTCGTACATATTCTTCTTGGTAATCTTAGATGCTGGTACTCGGTACGCTAGCTCAGTCTTTGGCTTGTCCATACCGTCCATAATAGGCTTGAAGAAGAACGGATAGTTGCTCGATATTGGCACAACCTTATCGGTAAACATTGCCTTAGCATCCCCTCCAGTCTTTGAGCATATCCCTATCCGTGCATTCTTTGCAAGTGTCGCCACGTTTACAGACTCAGACGATGCCATAAATGAGAACCCAGAACGTCTGATCTTTAGGTACGTCATTCCAAAACACCTGTCATCTGCCTTGCAAGCCTCCCAGAATATAAAGAAGATTCTGTTAGCCTCACGGAAGTCAGGGTGACCTACGTCAATCTTTGTCCACTGAAGGTACATATAGTGACTACCTGTTATGTATGTAGGCACGCCATTGTTCATAAAGAACATACCCTCCTCACGTCTAACGAACTCGTTCTCTATATAATCAACCCACTTAGCCTTGAAGTCCTTCTGCATAGTGTGCCACTGGAATATAGACTTTATATTGTTAAGCTCCTTTGGATATTCTGCCGCCTCCCAGTACTGCTTCTCCTTCTTTTCGTCCCTTTTATGCATAATATTTGGGACAAGAGGCAGCGCGATATTTAGCCCGTTTATGTTGTATACCTCGCCAATAGTGCCGTCCTTAGAGATTACAACTATGTCGTACTTCTCATTGTACCCGTACTCCCAAGACCTCTTGTTATTTCCTCCAGTAAGAATACCAGCAGGGATGAGGTTGTGAACTACGTTACTTAGACCTTCCCTCTGCGAATCCTTTGATTGTTGGCTCCTTTGTTTTTGACTCTCCATTGATTAACTCCTTCTCTAATTCAATTCGATTAAGTATTTGAAAGGCATCCTCTATCGCGAGCCTTTTTGTTGCGGCAGCGTTCTTTAGTTTATCTGCCGTCAGGTCTGTCTCGTCACCAGTGATAATCTTATCCTCAGCGACCTTTATAAGTTCATCAACAGCCTTGTATCCAGCCTCGATGATTCTCTTCTTTATATCCGTTAATTCCATTTGACTGTAATATTTTTAGTGAACATCCTGTAAAGTTTCTCTCCATCAATAGTAAACTCATACTCGCTGTCTGGTTCAAACGAAACCTCATCTCCCTCTACGACTCCTAAATCTTTAAGTTCGTCATTTGAATACTTAACAACTCCAATAAGTGGTTCGTACACTCCGCCCTTGCTTATGTATGAATCACGAGTCTTTACTGGCTTTATGAAGCAGTACTTAGAGTGTGTCCTCCACTCTCCATTGTGATTGTACATAAAGTACTGGTCCTCATCAACAAAGAAAAGGTCATCCTTCAAGAAGCTTGTTCCGCTCCTCTCTTGACCTTTCATATCGTAGTAAATCTTAAACGTATTGTGATGAACAACAAGTATGTCACCGACAGATATGTCGCCAACATAGTTATTAGGAACTGACACAACCTCAGCAAACCTATTAGCTGCCGTGTGGTCCTCCTGGGATACACTGGTTATAAAGTTGATATCGCCTATCTTCTTTATATTGTCGTACCTCCTACCGTTTGTAGGTCTAACGACAAAGTAAAATGGCGATTTCATTAGAAGTCAATATTATTCTCTGTAGATATAGGCATATTAGCATTAAACTTCTTCCACTTCTTAATCTCGTCATCTTTCTCGATCCAGATCTCAAAATCTCCAGTGCTTTCATTTATTCCGATATGATTTATCCTATGGCTACCGTTAAGAACATCCTGACCTACTATGTAGTGCATAGCGCCATTCTTATAGTCAGCGCCAACTGATATCTTTCTTATTATATCCATTTGATTTAATTTATTTAATTGTAAACTCTGATCTCTATACCTGTATTATTAAGATAATCATTTGTCATAACATTACTATTATTAAAAGTATACAACTCTATGACATTTAAAGTTTTATAATTTTGGGTATAAGCCCCTGTATTTTGTAATGTATCAGCTACCATCCAAGTTTTATCAACAATAAAACCACCTGTAAGAGTTGCATAATAACTTCCTGGAGCGTCATAACTCCAAACAATATCCCCTAAAGTATTCTCTAATACAGTAGCTACAGGAGCACTCGTGCCTGATTGTGTTAATAACGCAGTGTAAACCTTATAAGGTCTACCTCCGTTCTCAACTAAATTAACAATACTACCAATACTAAAGTTCTTAGTCTCATCAGAGCTATTTACATCTGTACCGATTAATATATCATCCTCTGTAGGATTTGAAAGTGTAGGGTATTGACTAATTTTTGTCATCTGTTATTTCTCCTGTTTCTAAGTTTATCTTTACGTTACCGTACTTTTCTAATAAGTCAGCCTCTATTGATTTAAATTCAGATGATAACTTATCTAAATCATTAAATACTAAGTTCTTCTGAGATTGGATATTACGATTTGCAATCTCTAAATCTGCCAACTTTGCTCTAAGATCTACGAAGCTCTTGTTTAAATCTCTTAATGTTTCTAACTCTTGTTTTTCTATTGCCTTCATTTTATTAAATTTTTTACAAAGATATAAAATTATATTAGATATTATATGATGCTATTTGTCCTCCTGTTGTAGCAACAGTACTCGCGTTTTGTAATCTATCTCCAATGCTATTAGCAGTGAAACCACTTGATATAAGATAGTTCCAAAAGTCTGCTGGTGTCATAAGTAATGTTCCTGTCGTATTATCAGTTAAAACTCCACTCAAAACATTTGAAGCACTTGGAACTCTTAATGTTCCAGTTAATTCACTTGATGCACCATAAGTAGTTCCGAATCTTACATTACTTGTTGCTGGATTACCTAAATCTACACCTGCTGCATATAATGTTCTGTTACCACCTGTTGATATTTGAAATAACCAACTTGATGTGTTTGTGTCAATAGTTACTCTTGGCGCTACAATAGCCATATTATTAGTTGAGTTAATTACATTTCCGCTTACTTTTACATAAGTACCAGATGAATATCCACTCGCCAAAGCAAAAGATGAATATATTGCTGGAACTGACACTCCAGCAGTTATTATTCCAGTTACTGAAATTGTTGCAGCAGCAACTATATTAAATATAGCTGGTTGTGTTCCATTTGTTGATATATTACCAATAATATTTATATTATTACTTGATTGTAAATTAATTGCTATATTGTTTGTTGTACTTACATTTCCAGTAATATTAATAGTTCCAGAACTTGATGCGTAAATAGTTGTTATTCCATTTGTACCACTTGGACCACCACTTACATTACCAGTAATATTTGTTATACCAGTTCCAGTTATATTTAATGCACTTACAATACCATTGCTAGAAGTACTTGTTAATGATAAATCACCAACTATATTAAGAGTTCCAGTTGAAGTGTGTTGTATAATATGTCTTGCTACACCAGTTGAAATACCATCAATATTATAATTTCCATTTAAATTTAATGTACCACTACTTGAAAGTCTAATTGCGTTATAATTTGCAGTTTGTGTTATAGTAGCAACACTTCCGTTAAAAGTAGCACTATTTCCACTTGTTAAAGTCATCTCTAACACAGGTGTAGTAGAACCTACAAAAATAGCTTGTGCAGCAGTACAAGTTAAATTACCTCCATTAGCAAATCTAAATTGTCCTCCAGCTAAAATAGTAGGTAACGCTGCATTTAATGTATTTCTAATAGATAATACTGTAAACGTTCCATTTATAGTAACAGTAAAACCATTTGAAAAAACATCATCTGCTGCTGTTGGTAATGTTCCACCATCCCAAGTAGCTGTATTGCTCCAGTTTCCAGTTGCTACTGCATATCTTAAAGCCATAATTAAAGATTTTTATCATTAATAAATGTCTGCAATGCACCCATAATTGTTGCTGCTGCATTTATAGCGTCTGTATCCCCACTTTCAAAAACATCCATATAAGTTATAGGAATAGAATTATCAGGAAGACTTTCACTGCTACCATCCTCTAATACTCTATAAGGTGTTAATCTCATAGCTACACTACCACCTATATCGGTTGGTTTAACTAATGGGGATATTGCTAAATTAACCATAAAATATGGGTAAACTTCTCCATCTACTTCAATCGGGTTTGTACTTTGTATTGGCATAATTTTATTTTTTATGTATATATTGCTGATTCTCTATTTGTCCAAGCTACGTTTGTAGCAGTTGCTATTGTGATTGATCCACTTATTGATATTGTTAATCTTGTTATAGTCCATACTGTTGCACTTTCACTTACACCTGTTCCTAAAGCTACCCCACAATAGTTTATACTACTATTAGTAGAGTTGTTTGCATTTCTTCTTGTAGATGCATCTTGTTTATTAACAAGACCATTGTCAATATATGCTTTTACAGCTTTCTGTGAAGGTACTAATAGATCACTATCTGCTGCTAACAGTGGATCTATATCTATGGGTACTCCCCTTGTCGTTCCTTGTGCCATAATTATCTACTTACTTCCTCCCAATCTAATGATGCAAATACACTTTCATTATTTGTACCTGCTGTTAAAACTATTGTAAACTCATAAGGAGTTCCTGTTAATCCATCTCTTTCTAATTGATTACTAAACAATGCAGCCTTTAATATATCAATAGATACACTTGTACTTGCTGTAGCTGTAAAATATCCTGATGCTATAATTCTTCCCCCTGCAAAAGCAGT